CCTTACCACACCAAGGGTGATAGCTACTGGAAAGATGAGTGGAGAAACTTCCACGTTCGTGCATCTGAAGACGCATTCATCCAGAACGTTTCGATCTTCGCTGTTGGTTTCGCTGATCACTTCCTAATGGAAAGTGGTGGTGACATGTCGATCACCAACTCTAACTCCAACTTTGGTAATACATCACTTCATGCTATTGGTTTCAAAGGTTTCGCCTTTAACCAAGATAAGGGTGGTTTCATTACTGACATCATTCCACCTAAGCAGGTTGTTGACAGTCAAACCAACACCAAAAAGGTTGCTTACTACACTATTGACATCCAAGGAACTCTACAAGAGAATGGTAACTACACCAAACTGTTCCTAGGTAGTGATGATATTGTACAACCAACTGATCGTCCTGCTGCTACCATTGACGGTTTTAGAATTGGTGCTAAGTCCAATGAAGAACTATATGTCAAACTAGATCCAGCACCTGGCACTGATGAATTCTTTAAGGCACAACTAGAACCAACTGGTTTCGTCAAGTATCTTGCTAAGGGTGACATCCTCAACCCAACTGGCGGTGTAATTAACAGTGTCTATGCTGACGCTGCTAATCTAATTGAAAGCAACCGTCGCATGATCCAAGAGGAAGTCTTCGGTTATATTCTAGAGAAGTATCCTAGACTTCAGAACATTTCTTATGTCAATCCTGGTCTAGATCCTGCTGCTAATCGTTACTTCGATGCACGCAATCTAATCCTCTCCAACCGTCAGCAGATTGTTAACGAAGCGTATGCTTCTATGTTGACTACGTTCCCTAACTATGATGGAAACAATGGTAACACATTTGAGGGTAAGTGCAAGCGTGACATCGGTCTAATTGTTGATGCTGTTGCAGAAGACCTCAGAGATGGTGGTAACGCTAACATCATTGATGCAACTAGAAGATACTTTGATGGTGCTGGTCAACCACTAAACAACGGTCTAGTAGGAGAAGAGAACCCTGCTATCTTTGCATTCAACAGAGCAAAAGATCTTTGTAAGAAAGCAGTTGCTAACCTATTGAATGTACAGGCAGATCTATACGATCCAGATCCTAACAGCAACTTAGGCACTTATGGTATTGGTGTTGGTTACACTGGTTCTGCAGCAGAAGAAGCAGGACTAACAACTAACGGTGTAACGATTGACGTTGCTCAAAATCAGGATCCTGCTGGTCGTTATAAGGACGCACGTAACAGAATTGTCGCCAATAGAGAGTTCATCCTCGACGCAGCACTGGCAGAGATCAGTGTATATCATCCTGACTTCTACATTCCTGGCGACCAACAAACTGATGATCAGTCTAGACTTGCTGATGCATTCCGTCTAATCCGTCGTAACTCCTCTGAAATTAGAGACAAGGCACTCGCATCAATTGCAGTTAATCACCCCGACTTCTATATTCCTGGTGATAATCAGACCGATGATGGTTCTAGATATGCTGATGCATACCGTCTTATCCAACAGAACAGAGATCAGATTGTTGATACTGGTCTAGCACAGATCGCTATTGGTCATCCTGACTTCTATATCCCAGGTGATCAACAAACCGATGAGCGTTCTAGATACGCAGATGGTTATCGTTTGATCCAAAATAATAGAACTGAGATTGTCAACACAGCATATGCAAATATGCTAGCACTATATCCAAACTATGATGGTAATAACGGCAATACGTTTGGTGATAAGTGTAAGCGTGACATTGGTTTCATGATCGACGCTGTATCGCTTGACCTATTTGTTGGTGGTAACAACTATTCCCGTAAGTTCATCACTGAATACTTCGATGGTACTGGACAAAACTGGATCTCTGGTGGTCTACAGGGCGAGACAACTGAAAGTATTGAAGCATTCAACCAAGCACGTGATCTCATGCGTGCCGCTGTCACTAACCAACTTACAGCTATTGATCCTGGTGTTAGCGAAGGTCCTGCTCAGTATGGTGGCGGTGGTAGTCCCGTCTCCAGAAATAACTCTGGAGCTTGTGATGACGTTCAGTCTGCAATCACAACTCTAACTGATATCATTACTACTTGTATTGCAGACGAAAACCTAACATCTCTTGCTAGTATTCCTTTTGATCCATTTGTAGGAGATTATCCTGAATCTGGTCCTGGTGAAAGCAAGTGCCGTAGAGACATCGGTTACTTTGTTGACGCTCTAGCACTTGACCTATTCAAAAAAGGTAACGTATATACTTGGAGGTTCTGTGCAGAATATTTCTCTGATGCTAACACACAGATCTCTGATGGTCTGCTAGGAGAAGAGGCACCTTCACTCACAGCATTCACTAAAGCTGCTGAGATGATCAAGAAAGCGATCACTAACCAGCTTTATGAGAAAGATTTAACCATCACTGCTGACAATGCACCTGGCAGTGTATACGGTCAGGTCACTAGAAGTTTCACTCCACATGGTGCAACATATGATCCAAACACTGGTATTACGGTTCTTAGCATTGCTAATCACGATTTATCTGTTGGCGATTACATCACCATTGCTACTAACTCGTTAACCTTCACTTGTGATCTGGACGGTAACAATACCAACCATACATATCCAAGAGCTACTGATCCTGTTGCAGGTCAGTACATCGAAATTACTGCTGCTACTACTGATACTATCACTGTTAATGTTGGTGATGGTAACACAAACTTCAGCAACCACACATTTGTAAGTTCTGCTACTAATGCTATTACCTTTGCTGGTAACACTGCAAATCAACTAATTGATGCACAACCTGCACTTTGCTCTGATGTACAAGCAGCGACCGATACTCTAATGGGTATTGTCACTGATGTATTCTCAACTCCATTCGGTCTGCAAAACATGCCAACCGAGGTTAACTATGGTTATGGCATGGGTCCTGGCGAGAGCAAGTGTGCTCGTGACATCGGTTACTTTATTGATGCTGTTGCTGTTGACATGTACTGTGCTGGTAACAAGCACACCAAAGAGTTCACCAGACAATACTTCACTGATGCTACAACACCACTAAGCAATGGTCTTGTAGGAGAAGAAGCAGAAAGTGTTACTGCATTCAACACTGCTATTGCAGAGATGAGAAAGGCAGTATACAATGCTCTATACTACAAGGATCTAACTGTCACTGAAGGTGATAGCGTCTATGGAAATGGTGATGGTCCTATTGATAGACAAACTTCTGCAGCATGTTCTGATGTTCAGTCTGCTATCCAAACTCTAGGTGATATTGCTACTACTGCAATCACTGCTGGTAATATCTCTGGTGGTATCTGGAATGATGCAGATAATCCTGGCGTATTCAAGACTGGTGAGAGCAAGTGTCGTAGAGATATTGGTCACGTTGTTGATGCTATCGCACAGGATCTCTGGTTCGGTGGTAACGAGTATACTCTTGCTGCAACTAAGGAATACTTCGATGGTAATTCTCTAATTACTAATGGTGTAGACAATGAGGTAGGTCCTTCGATCACTGCATTCAAACGTGCTGCTGATCTAATGAACCGTGCAGCAAACAATCAATACTATAATAGAGATCTAACTATCACTCTAGATGCTGTTGGTGATCCTCCAATTGTAGGTGACATCGAATGTGATGCACACAGACTTGTTCTACTTAACAAAGAATTTATTGCAGAAGAAGCATACCAGCGTATGCTCGTAGCATATCCTTCTTACACACCTTCTACTGGTAACACCAAGCAAGATTGTCTAGATGACGTTTATAACGTCCTAGAAGAAGTAATGTGGGATGTTAAGTTTGGTGGTAACTCTAAGACATATGATAGTGCTAAGATCTATGTTACCAACGTATTCAATGGTCAGGTTGTAGAAACCTTTATCGATGCTGAGCGTGATGAAGCTGCTAAGGTCTTCACGGAAGTAAAGAACATTGCAATCCAAGTTCTAAACAATGAGACTGTAACTGTTTCTTCTGGTAACAACCTCTCCCAGACCAAAGATCCTACGATCGTTGAAGACTGGGACGCAGGTGAACTACTACCACGTTGTGGATCTGCTGTTGCTGCTGTTGATACTCTTCTCGGAATGATCATCCAAGCAATTGGAACTGATGCTGGTGTTGGTACACTAACTGCTACTAGAACAACAGGTGCTCCTGCTGACCCTGCATATGATACTGCGGTCAACATTACAGCAGTTACATCCAACACGATTACATTCAACGTTGGTACATCTACTCACATCTATCCACATACATTTGTAAGTGCTCTACCTGGCGCTATTGTTTCTGGTGGTGCATATGATCACAGATTTGTGAGTGCTGCTGCTAACTCCCTCAACGTTGTCAATGGTTCTCCATTAACACCAACAAATGCAACATATGATGCTGCAACTGGTGCATTCACAATGTACTTTGGATCTGCACATGGTGTAACCACTAGCGATCAAGTAAGTCTAGATGATGGTGGATTTACATTCAAGTGTGCGATGGACAATTACACAGCAGCGAAGGCATATCCTCGTGCTGGTGTTGATCCTATCTCTGGTCAGAATGTCAACCCAACTGCGGTTACTGCAACTTCTATCACTATTGATGTTGGAACATCTGTATTGGTTGAGCACAATGTAACCACTGCATCTTATGACCCTGCATCTGGTGACGTTGTTGTTACAACTTCTGCTCCACATAACTTGTCTGCTAACACCAGCATCAAGGTCAAGACTGAAGGTCTAACATTCACCTGCACTAAGGATCAGAATGTAACTACTCACTCTTATCCTCGTGCTGCAAGAGCATATCAACCTTCTGGTTATCAACTAGGTAACTGCTCTGATGTTCTACAGACTATTGATACTCTAACTAGTGTCCTCTGTGATGCACTCTACGCTGGTAACCTTGACGGTCTACCACCACTATCCAATGGTCTCTGGGATTGTGCAAACGTTCGTGCTTCTATTGAAACTCTATTTGATATTCTTACTGAAGCAATTGATGGTGCTACCCTTGCTGGTCTACCTCCTGTCAATACTGGTGACTTCACAATCAATAACGAAGCATCGAAGTGTTTCCGTGACGTTTCCTACATCGTTGACGCTGTTGTTAATGACTTGAGACTTGGTGGTAACATCAACAGCATTCAGGCTGGTGAAGCATACTACGTTGGTAACAGTCTCACTTACATCGATGGTGAGAAGACTGAAACTCTAGATGCATGGAACTATGTCGGTCAGTTGGCAACTGCCGCAATGCGTAACTTTGATGTTCTCGCATTCAATTGTACCACAACTGCTGGTTCTGCAATCGTTGATGTTAATGATACCCGTGGCATTGTCATTGGTATGAGCGTCAAAGAATATGATGACAGTGATCCAGTCAACCCTGCATATGTCAATGGTCTACTACAAGACGGTGCAACTCAGGTAACAACTAATATTCCTGAGGGTGCATATGTTAAGCGTATTGTCAGCAACACTCAAATCGAACTTGGTGCTATTGGATCTAGACTAGATCAAGGCAACCCAGTCAACGCTCAACAGTCAAGCACAACAACTGAACTATACTTTGTACTGGAAGAGGGTGCATGGGCAGATACTCTACCTACTACTGTAACTGTAGGTCCTGAGGCATCTGGTCCTGATGTTATTCAAGATACTCTAACCTCCCCAACTTACAGAGAGTGTTCTGGTACTGCTGATGCTATTGAAACTCTGGTTGGTAACATTACCACTATTATCAACAGTGGTCTTGGAACTGTTACTAGACAAGAGCAAACAGTTGATACAACTCAACTAGCATCTAGAGCAACTGTATTTACAATTGACACAACTGGTACTGGTCCTTCTAACCCACATAACTTTGAAACTGGTACACCAATCAGATTGGTTCCACGTCCTCGTTTCGATGTTGCAACTGGTAAGTATGTTGATGTTGATAAGCGTCTCGTTAGACTACCTAATGGTTTCGAGACCAATAGAACTTACTATGTAATTGCTCCTGGTAGATTTACACAACCAGAAGATTACTCTGGCACCACATACTTCAACGGTGTTGATCAGACTAAACTGATGCTTGCAACTTCTAAAGAGAACGCAGCAGCAGGTATCTACATCTATGCATCTGAAACTGATGCAATTGATAAGGATGTTGAGATCGATATGTATCAGTTCGTCTTAGACGACAAGTATGATCTCCATAACTATACCGCAATTACAGCAAACGGAACACAAATTCAAACTGATGTTTCTCACATCTTTGACGTTCCTAACGCTGGTACTACACCACATAAAGTATTCTTCAGAGCAGTAGAGGGTGGACTTCTACCTTCTGTTGGTGCTGGTGATGCAAATGATCCTGAGATTGCGATTACAGACATCAACAACGCAAACGTTGGTAGAATTAATCCTAACAAAGAATTCTTTGCTAAGTATGTAACTCCTAAAACTTTCAGCGTTCACAAGACACATGCTGATGCTATCAGTGGCGCAGATCCAATCACATTTGTAGTTACTGCAAATGAGTTCCAGATCTTTGCTAACAAGCGTCGTTCGCCAATGCGCTTTGACCCAACGTTTACTAACACTGTAGCAGACACTGGTAAGTGGTTCATTCAGTGTAAGGATAATGTCACTGGTCAACCAGATAGTGTCAAAAAAGAGGACATCTTCTGGCGTATTAACGAGAGTGACTATGCAGATCGCCCAAGATCCACTGACATGTGGTATGAGCGTCTCGATGACACTCGCGAGGCAGATGAGAGAACATATAAGATCCGTTTCGTTATTCCTAAGTATCTTGAGAACGCAAGAGATCCTATCAGTGGTTTCGTCCTCAAGACAAGAACTGACGACACACGTAAACTTGTACCACAGAAGATCCTACTCAAACCTGTAACTGGCACAGTCTATGGTGCTCGCTTCGAGAACCCAAGACAACCAGGAGAAAGAATTGGTTTCACTACTGCTGACTTCACTGCTAACAGTCTAAACAGTGACATTGCATATGATCCATATCTCTCTGTAGATAACAGAGCGTATGCAAGATTTAATTCTGGTGTTCAGGCAACCATCCAATCTGGTCGTTATGTTGAAGACGAACTAGATGAAAGCATCAAGTATCTAGAACTAACAGTCTTTGACCACACTATTGATACTGTCAACTTCCCAGGTCTTGGCAATGAGATCTTAACAACAATTAAGATTACTGCTCCTCAAGGTGGAACTTTTGTAACCAGTAAGACTGACGTTGGTGCTAGTGACCTTAACGCTGCATCTTTTGCTGGTAATTCCTCTGGTCTCTGTAACATTCATGGTTACTTCAATGTTGGTGGTGATCACTATCTAATCATCAAGAACATCCGTGGTGGTATTCTTGAGTACAGTGAGTTCACTAACACTAGATTTACTCAAGGCAATGTCTTTGCTGACATGCTAGAGGATCAGGATATGGGTAAATCCCTACCACTGAAAACTCTAATCAAGAAAAAATTCCCTGAGTATTTTTACAAGCAAGACGGCGCTAATGTCTATACTATCACTCCTGGTGATCGTATTCAAGACGGTGCTGGTGTTGAATACTACGTTGATAAGGTTGAGGATGTTGGTGTTGTCGAAGACACATTCTACATCTTTGGATACGAGACACTACAGCGTAGAATTGCTGGTCAGCAAGATGGTATCTACTACATCACTGCTCTCCGTGGTAATGTTTCTCCATTCCCAACTGGCGCTGGTGTATCGAACAACTTCCGTAAGTTTAAGTTCTCTCAACCAGTCAGCAAACTGTATCCTCTGAACTACAGAAACGATCCTCTCTGGTTCAAGAACTCTGGTACAACTCAGGCAGAGAAAGATTACTATGCTAACCTAATTGACCCACCACAGGCATTCTCTGCTGCTGACAACTATACTCACGGTCTAGTCACAGTCAACGACTTCAAGAACTCTGTAACTAGAGAACTTGTAGAAGATCTAATCAACAACCCTGCATTCATCCTTAACACCTATACTGGTGATAATCAGATCAGAGCAAAGGATGGTAACGCAGTATCTGGTTCTGAAGATCGTCGTATTCCTATCGCTGGTGATAGCACAGTTCTATCAGATCAGAGATACTACATCGAACTTCGTAGACCATCTATTGCTCGTGCTGGTAACCACACGTTTGAATACCTTGGTTTCGGTCCTGGTAACTACTCAACTGGTCTACCTGCTAGACAGGAAGTTGTACTCACACCTGATGAGGACTTCTATGCACAGTCTAAGAAACAAGACGGTGGTATCGTATTCTACACTGGTATCAACTCTCAGGGTGACCTGTACATTGGTAACAGAAGAATTAACGCTATTACTGGTGAAGAGACATTCATTGACAGAGCAACACTTGCAGATGATGGAGACGAGGATGACGTAATTGGTGGTCTCGTTACTACCTTCGATACACCTGTAACGTTCAACCAGAACATTACAATCGTTGGTGGCGATGGCACACTAGTTAACTCGATTGAATCTCCTCTAGTAATCTCTGTTCAAGATGGAGACTTTACTCAGGTCAAGGATTCCTTGATTATTCGTTCTAATGTCAAGAGCACAGAGAACGATCTGGGTGTCATTGAGCAGGATGAAAGACTAGACAGAACACAGTTTAATCCACCTACTGCTGGTGACGTTCGTATCAGCAAGAATAGAGTTGCAGCTGCTGTCTTTGAAATCACTCCAATTAGATATCCAAGAGCAAGAGGATACAAGTTCCTCACACATGCTGTTGGTGATTTTGGTTCTAATATCACACCTAACCAGTCTCCACTAGTTTCTGCTGGTGGTACAAGACTACAAGCAAATCAGTATATTGATTACGCTGGTGTAATCCCTCAGGCAGGTGACGTTCTAATCAAGGGTAGAGATGTACAACTAACTGGATCTCTTGCTTGGATCTATGCTGATGGTTACACTGCTGTAACTGCTACTGACATTCTTAACGTCACATCTGATGGTACTAATATCATTAAGATTGATTGGTCTGCTTTTGGTGTTGCTATCCTCAACTCTGCACTTGGTGGTGTTGGTATCACAAGCACATCTCAAATTAGAATTAGTGATTACTATCCTAACACTGACCTCAATGGTACATGGTTCATTGTTTCTCCACAAGGAGATCCATTCTCTGTCAACAACAGCTATGTACATGTACAACTAATTGATCCTGTCCCAGGTGAAGTCAAACCATGGGCAGATGTTGTGAGTGGTGCAACTGGTGGTCAGTCTCCTAAGATTGAGTTCTCTAACTCTGCATGGAAAGAGGTTGGTATCATTGGTGGCGAGGCACTAAGAACCGAGACTACAAACATCGGTGACTTCAAACTTGGTATTAACACTGTTGCTCGTGCTCCACACGATGCAGTAGAAAATGCATGGGTAAGCAATGAGACTACACCTCGTGCAAACCTAGATGTTGTTGGTACTGCATTCATCAGTGGTAAGACAACTGATGACTTCCTAGATCATACTAACTTCGCTGATCGTGATAAGACGGCAGAAGACAACGCTCTACTAGTTGGTGGTGACAGTGCTGCTCCTAATGATGAGGCAGTTCTAAGAGTTGCTACTACAAACAACGGTCGTGTTGGTATTAACGTTGACAACTCTCAACTCGACAGAGCACTGGTTGTTGACGGTACATCTAGATTTACTGATGATGTTCGCTTTGAGCATGACATCGAAGTCAATGGTGATGATGGTGTAATTGCTGAGATCAGAACTTCTCAGACTTCTGGTACATTCAATCTTGTAACTGATGCTACATTTGTAGGCAGACTAAATGTTGCTGGTAATGTAGAAGATATCAGACTTGGTAATGATAGAACTGGAGATACATTCTTCAGATTAGGTAATGCATCAGATCACTCTAACATCTTCATTGGTGATATTGCAGATACTGCATCCAATATCTCCAAGATCCAACTTGGTGGTGCATATAATAACAACTCCTCCAACTCTTACACATTAGTTGGTACTAAGCAATTCAGTGTTGCTGGTGATGTTCTAATTGGTGCCAATAAGACTATTGGTGGCAATGAAGCTGATCCAACTCAGGTCGTTACATTAAGATCTGAGGCAGGTGTTGTTAACTTCTTCACCACTCAAACACAGACACTAAACTTTGCTACTACCGCATCTCTAATTAAGATTGGTGGTCAAGGTGGTAGTACAACAGTTAGAAATAACTTCACTGTTGATGCTAATGCACGCTTCAATGCTGACATCAAACTTTGTGGTGGTCTTGCTTCTTACTCCTTCGTTGGTGATAGAGCACAACTTGGTACTGATGATTTTGAACATGCTAGTGGCGAACTTGGTAACAATACATTCAACAGTAATATTGACCTAGTTAATGTTCTAAGAATTACAGTTGCTGACTTTAATAACCCAACCGTTCAGAACATCGCTGATGGTTATAACAGAATTGATACTGGTGGTTCTGCTACTTGGGGTGACGCAGTATTCCAACAAAGTAAGACTGGAGCAGGTGCTGAAGGTGCTGATCTACCAGCAATCACTGGTGATGAGTTCTATGTACCACTTAAGTACAAACCAACTCCTTACTTCCAAGCAGGTGATTATGTATTAATTGACACTGTTATTACTGGATCTGGTGCTACTGAGCAGTATCCTGAACTTGTCAGAATTACTGAAGACGGTCTACAGGGTGCAGAATCTGCTCCTTACTACATTAAGGTTCAGCGTCATCCACTTGGTTCGTTTACCAAGTATAGGTTGCAGCAACTATCTCCTGCTAAAGATTACTTAGAGACACACCCAGATACCACAAACATCTGGAAAGCAAATATCTCCTTTGATGCTACTTGGACAACTCAACTGGTTGATGCAACTGGCACTCAAGATAACTTCTACCTCTCACAGTTTGGTGGTCAACTTAATGTTGGTGATTATGTCATCGTTGATCGTGAAGACACTAATAACGACGGTGACTTCAACCAAGGTGAATTTGTCAGAGTTGGAACTGCACTAGATGCAGTTGCTAAGAAACTGATTGTTACTAGCGGTTGTGATACTGCAACCGAGAAGGATGTATTTGTTGTTGACAGTGTTACTGGTGATATCATCGTTGGTGACGAGACTGTTCAAGACAGCGTTCTTAACATCTATGGTTCACTTCAACTAGCAGGTGGATGTGGTGCAACACCAATTGTTAATAACATCTTCGATGTTGATCAAGATACATCTGATGATAGCAAACTAACTCTAACAAACAGAGACTTTACCACGTTTGAAGTTAATACCTGTAATGGTAACACAGAACTTGGTAACGAATGGGGTTGGGTATGGGCACAGTCTGTATATGGTAGCACTGCTGTTGCACACCCTGTAACGGATGATGTATTTGTATACACCTATGCACCTGAAGCAACACAAGCAAATGGTCCTTCTACCACTACAACTATTAATCATAGCAGTGCTCTAATTCAGGGTAATGGTAATTCGGCATTTACAGTCGCAAGCATCTCTGGTTTCCAGAAAGATGACCTAGTTGCTGTTATTAATGGTACAACACAGGCAGAGATCATTAGAATTACTGCAGATCCATATATCGATACTGCTGGCAACAATGGTCCACAACTACCATTCGGAATTAATTCAGAATATCCAAGTGGTGGTCGTGCTCAAGAGAGTACAACTGCACAGACATTTACTGCTGGCGCTGTTGTAGTCAAGATCCTTAAGGATAGCAGAACAACTAAACTACTTGAGGCACTACCTGCAACTGGTAGAACTCAGGCACCTTCGCCAAATACAAGCCCAGATAGAATTATCCTCAAACTTGTCAATGGTAACCTAGTTGCTCAGAAACTTGACTACGATCAAATTATCAGAATTGGATCTGAATTCTTCTTACCTGATAGTATTGACGGTAACGTTGATGCTTCCTTCGGTGTCAAGATGCCTAAGAGCATTAGAAGTTCTCTTGATATCAACCAACCAGAAGCAGATATCGCAAGATACTTTGGTGGTGGTAAGTTAACTGTCCATGATGATCTCAACGTTGTCAGTGGCAACATGAGAATGTATGGTACAGATAGTAAGACACTTATCTTTGCTGTTGCTAATGATGATGGTCACCCAGGTGATGGTGCAATTCTTGATCCTATCACAGGCAGAGCAGGTCTATACCTCAAGGGTAGAGCAGATATTCATGGCAACCTAAGAGTTAAGTATGATAGTTGCCAAGAAAATGGCGTATGTACTGATGAGGTTGTATTTGAAGTTGACAAGAACGATGGTTCTGTTGAAATGGGTGGATCCTTCTACCATAAGGGTAAGATCCTTGAGACACAATCTGCTACAACCAGCATCTTCCATATCGATAACATTGGTTCTGCTGGATCCACACTAGCAGCTGGTCCAAGAGACTTCCAGATGTATCAGGATGGTTCTATTGATGCCTTTGGTATTTCTAGATACTTTAATGCTAATGGTGGTCGTCGCTGGACATATCTTGAGCAATCTTCCACTGGAGTAGGTCAGGTTATTGCTAACCCACTACAATCAAATGGTAATTACCTAGTTAACACTTCCTCAAGTGGTAACATGATTGTCTATCTACCTTCTGCTAGTGATGGTGCTCAAACAGGCGATATGATTAGGTTTATAGATATTAGTGGTAACCTTAACTACAATGCTAATTTCATTCTTCGTGCTAAGAAGGATGGCACTAGTGCAACACCAATTCAAGGTGACAGCACTGGTACAAAGGCAGCAGCAGGTTCTTCTGCACCAAATGCTACAGCATGGGATAGTGGTGAAATGATTGTACAGACTAGAAACGCTGCTTTCGGTCTGGTATTCGTAGGTGGTACTGATGCACAAGGTGATCCAAATGCAAATCAAATTCCAACCGATCTACAAGGTTGGTGGCTCGTAGAACTCTAATCCTCATGGCAGTAAACTATAGCACAGTCAAAAGCATGAAAAGTGCCAAAATTGGCACTATCATGCCGTGGGCAGGGGACGGAAACGAAGGTTTCGCCCTGTCCAATATTCCTAAAGGGTGGATTGTTTGTGATGGATTATTAAAAGATGCTGCTGACTATCCATTGTTAGCAGCACAAATTGGTGATAGTTATGGTGCCAGCGATGATTTTGGTGGTACTTTTCCAGAATATGTTGGACAGTTTCGTGTTCCAAACATGACACTGAAGATGCCAATTGACTTGGAACCAAGCGATTTACAGCAGATAAAATATCAATACGGACAGTCAGATGCTTATCAACAATTAGTTTCCGATCCTTTTGATGGAAGTGCATTAGTTGCTGGTTTTGGAAGTATTAGTTTATCAACACCAATTCAAACGAGTATCCCTGCAAACTGTGATATTGATTTCACAGTAGATGCAACACTAGTCATGGTTGGTAAGATGACTAACATTAGTATTGCTCCACCTGATTTTTCTGCAACTGTTTATACAGTTAATAGAAAATTAGGTATCAACCATACTCCATCACACTCACACCCAGGAACATATAGTAAAGCAACTCCTCAATTCTCTGGTCCTGAACCATTTTCACCATCTAGACTTCAAACTGGTGGTCCAGCGGTTGGTTGCCAAAGTCTTGGATATACTGAATGTCAATTTAATGACCCTGCTTCAGCAAATTCATGGCAGAATGGTATTAATCAGATCACTTACTATGGTGATGAAAGTCATGAGTATACGTTGCCTACAACAGATAGATTTTATGATTTTGCTGATGGATCTCAATACTGGGGTCAAGTTCCTGCACAATCATGGCCACCACCAGGACCACACCCTTCAGGACTACAAGCAGCATCTGATTTAAGTTATTCATTTTTCGGTAGTTCATATACTGAACCTTTTACAACTTCTCCTGTTAAAACTCATGCACAACCAGCATGGACGGGTGTATTCCCTAGACCTATGGAAGCTGGTAACAGAAGAAATCATTTCGGTCCAGCAAGTGGATACAATCCAGATTCAGTATCACCATTCCAAGTATCTAACGTAAACTATGCAGCAACAACAACCAGCATTACATTGCCAGCAGGCACTGATCTAGGAACAAATCAAGAGGCTATTGTTCCTCTAATGTGGGTATACGCATCTGCTAATGCTAGCAATACAGCAACTGCTGGATCATTAAAACCAAACGGTAGTTTTCTATTGTATGATGATTTAAGCGAAAGCACTGCTGGACATTATGCTAAAGAACTAAACCAATGGGCATACGTTGGTATCGGTGCAGATGAAGGTTTTTGGACTAGCATGTCTCAAAGTATTGAACAAAATATTACCATGTCTGGTGGTGGTGGCAGTGGTATGGTTCTTAGAATGAGATTTGAACCATATGGAAATCTAGATGGAACATCTACATCTACTGGTGGTATTAATTTTGCTTCAGGAATGAAATTGTATGAGGATCCATCTTCACCGCAGGGAAATAATCCTAACACTGATGTTACTACTAGTGGATATTATACTAGAAGTTTGGATCAATGGGCGTACATTGATGATGGATCAGGTGGACAATATTGGAATGATGAAGATGACGCTTTTGAGGGTATAGTTGATGTGACTGGTGGTAGTGGTAGTGGTGCTAGATTAAAAGTAAGAGTAGAAGCATGGCCACAACCTTTCACGGCAGGTGGAGCTATCACATCATTTGCGCTTAGATGGAGTGCTCGATTTGTAGATCAAAGTGATGGGTCTTTTGATCCTACTGGTAGTAGTAATCCTACTGGTGGTGGATCAGGTGGTTATAGAGCATCTGCTATTGGTGAGTGGTCTTACAGAGTTGCTCCTTTCTTCTCTAGTGCCAGTGATTCACCAATCATAGAAACTGTGAACATGGTGTATACAAATACTGGACCTGGATCTGGAATGAATGTTCAAATTGAATATCAACCACATGTGGTAGATGGCACCGTTTATACTAAAATAAGAATTAATTCTATTTCTAGTTATGGTGATGATTACCAAGCAAATGATATTCTTACGACAACTACTTGGAATAATGGTAATGGAACTGCAGATAGAATTCTACAAGTTCTTACTACAGACGGCAATTATCCTGGTAATACTAGGTACAAAATTATTTCGGTTGAAGATAATGGATCTGGTTATCAATCTGGAGATCAAATTTCATTTACGTTCAATACTGAAAGGAGAATATCTCTTGGATTGAGTGAAGTAGAAATTTATTCTGGTGCAAGTGGTGTTATTGAAGTTACAGATGCTAGTGCTACTGGAACTGGTACTCAAATACCAATTAATACACGATACAAAGTTATCAGTATTGTAAATGGTGGACAAGGATATGGTAATGGTGAGACCTTGAGTTTTACTAGTCCTATTACAAGTGACTTTAACAATTACTTTAAGATTAGTTCAAATGGTGTATATGCTGGTGGTGAAGTCCTATCTTCTTCAAGTGATATCAGACCTGGAACACAAGTTACTGCCATCGCTAAAAATAGCAGTAATCAATATGTAATTGGTTTATCACAAACAACTACTAATACTGCTACTTCTAGTGGAGTTACTTTAAATTTCCAGCATGGTACATATCCTACTACATTGAATAATGTCACAGATCAGTTAGATCCAAACTCTAGCACATTCCTTGGACATAATCATGGTAGTTTTGAATTAAATCAATCAGTAGGTTCACTTGCTGCCCCTACAGTATTCCCTGTAAATAATATTAGTTTGGGTGATGTTGCACCTGAAAACATCAATGATGCCCTAAATATTGTTGCGGAGGTAGCGATGCCAGCACTAGTTACGACGTTCCTTATCAAAGCATACTGATGCCAGCACATTACTCAAAAGAAAAATCTAAGTTTGGTTCTGGTTCTGGAACTATTATTTGTTGGCCAGTTGAATTAACAAGCACAGATCCAAATAACGCCAGTAACGTTAAAAATCTTCCTGCTGGATATTTAAAATGTGATGGTGGTAAATATCTCGCTGAAGATTATCCTGTACTAGCAGAAATCATTGGTACTGGTGTTGGATGTAAGTTCAGAAGACTTAATTCTGAGGGTGAGGACATTGATAACTTAACTTCTGAAGAATTTGTTGTTCCCGATTTAGGTTCTAAATTTCTAAAACCAACAACGGGTGGTGCTGCTGGTACATATGTCAACATCTTAACTGAAAATGCTCAGGGAAATGAGGTGAGACGCTCTGGTATGGGCATTCAATCTACTGCTGCTGTTGGTGTTACATCTGGTAATACTACAACCATTGATGTTAGTTACGTTGGTAATTTTATCGTACCATCACAAGAGGTTGCATTAAAGGGTAAACCAGCATGGACGAAAGGAACTGGTAATAGTGGATTTACTGATAGTGAATCAGTTGATAGTTTAGCATTACATTCTCACATGCACTTCTCGACTACAAATAGGTTGAGAATTAAGACACCTCAAGAAGCAGCGAATGATGAACCAAGATCTCAAGGTATTGGATGGAGAACAACTGCAACAACTATTCCTATTGATGATTGGTTAGATAATACACAATACAGTAATGAGGGTCCTGGAACAAATCAAATGCCATGTTGGGCGATTGCATCAGGACTAGGAGCGCCCTCACAACTTGTTCAAGGAACATTTTTTGGTCTATCATTCTCGGAAGTTATTTACTATAACTGGTGTCATGATTCTAGAGGATCAACAGGATTATCTACTTTTAGATATAACTGTTTGCTTACAAGTCCTACTCAGTTTGATCTACAAGAAGTAGATTTTGCACAAGGTCCTCGATATAGAGACTTTATTATTTGTCAGCAAATTGGCGATAGTGAAGATTCTGCAACTGAAACAACTCCTACAACTTATGATCAAAATTATGCTCCAAAAAGTAATGATGGTAATGGTGTGGAAAGATCTTTGGTAGATGTTGTTCCACTGAATAGTAATCTTACTGGTGCTACTTCTCTGGCATATCCTCAGGTTAATAATGTATTGTCGGAAATTTCGGAATTGACACAAAATGACGGAGATCCAACCGTTCACAATCACAAAATTCTCCTCACTCAAAACACACATACATATAAAATTAAGACCTCTGCATTGTTATTATCACCTGATAATTTGAATACCACATTAACATTGCAAATTGATCAGACAGCATCATTGGATCAGGTCACAGGTCCTTATATCATCATGGAATATCTTATTAAGTATTAAAGGTAATGGTAGCACTAAATCCCAAGTATAGAAATACTAGAGACTTATTTTATTCTGAGAAACAGGCAGATTCTCAGGGTGTTGGTACTATTTTGCAGGTGTTGAAATCTACAGAAGGATCATTTGATCATAGTTTTAAACCAGCATTAATTCCTGGTCCTGGTGGCACCACAGCATACACTGAAATTAGCGGAGACGCAGAACCAGAGAATAATCCAGAGTATCAATATCCTGGTTATATCTACTGTGATGGATCTGAATATTATATTAAAGACTATCCTCAGTTATATGAAGCGATTGGAAATGAATATGGCGGGACAGCAAGTGATGGCGTTGATGTATTGACTGGTGGTAATGGATATGATGCTGGAACCACTATTACATTTAGTGCTCCTCCTTCTGGTATCTTTCCAGATCTTACTCCAAGAACTGCAACAGGTACTCTTGTAATTATAAATGGTGTTATTACAGGAGTTGAAATTACTGATCCTGGATTGGGATATGATGCATCAAATACACCAACTGTTACTCTTGGTAGCACTGGTGGTGGTATCAATGCTACATTTGCTGTCAGAATTTCTGAACTAGATGGTAGAATTCAATCTATCAGCAAAGATAATGTATGGCAACATTGGCCAGATCCAAATATGGGAACGTTTAAAGTTCCTGATCTAATTGCAAAGAGAATTGTAGGCAATGGTCCTGTATTTGGTAACAATACTCCTAATGTTGGTAATTCTCAATTAGGTGTTGGTATCAATACTATCGATGGTAGTTGGTACATGGATAAAGATGCTCAGAAAGGACAATTTGCTCTGGGTAACATTACCACATCAAACTATGATGCTGTTGTTGATACAGTAGAAGGGTCTATTATTGGTGGTCAGATAATTCAAGTTCAGTTACAAGAAAAGAAACTTGCAGGTGCTCCACAGCATAATCATTTCCTGTTTCATAGCGAAGCACCAGAAGAATCTGGCAGCAGAAGAAGAGTAACTGGTGACAGATATACAGTAGCATACAAACCAGCAACAGGTAAAATTAATACATTTTATCCACCAGGCGGTATTGCATTCAGTCACACTCACGTTTTATCTAAAGCTCCACTTTTAGATAGTAGTGTTGGTACATATGACCTCTACAATTGGACTGGTGGTGATACAGGATCTGGAACTATCATTGGTGATGACACAAACTATTACTTTGCATCTGGTGGTGTAAATGCTGGTTCTTATGAAGAACGAGTGATCATTGGTAATCCTACTTACAAAGTATTTTCTTCCAGTAGTCAAATTGGTGGACGCGAAGTTGTTTCTGAAGGCGTTCCAATTTATGAAGAAACAGTAACTGAATACAATGATGCTGGTTCATATAGTGTACCAGTTCCAGCTGAACTAAATGAAGCAGTATTTAAATTTTATGGTGGATCTGGATCAGGTGGAGTTGCAACTACAGCAGGTAACGCTGGATCAGGATCTACACTAACTGTTGGATCTATTCTCACTGTTACAGCGACTGGTGGTGGAGGAGGTGGTGCTGCTTCTACTAATGAGGGTGGAACTGGTGGCGCAGGTGGTAACTTAACTGTATCAGGATCTGCTTCTGGTGATGTTACAATTCTTTCACAAGTTACTGGATCACAAGGTAATGGTAATGATGGTGGCGATGGTCCATTTTATTATCAGATAATTAGAAATGCTGGCGATAACCCATCAACGATGCCAACAACTGCTGTTGGTGAAGGTGCAACTGTTGGTGGTGTTGGTGGTACTGATGGTTTAGCATCTCCTATCAATGAACTTGCAACTGTAGAAAATAATTACAGTTATCCTGGTGGAACGCATACATTAGCAATATCAAATGGTAATTATGGTCTCAACAAAGTCACCATGGAAATTGGTGGCGGTGGTGGTGCCAACTGTGGTAACTATGGTGGTAATGGTTGTGGTACTCAAGGTACAGGTGGACTAGGAAAGTATTGGAGAGCAGATCTCTTACCAAATAGAATGGTCCCTGGGTATCAATTTTCTGTTCAATTAGGACAATCTGGTAGAACTTATAATGGTCAGGCAGCTGCTGCTCACAATGGTAAAGGTGGTAGAGCAGGTGATGGTCATAACAACAATGATGGTGGCGGCGGTGGTGCTGCATCTGTCTTTAAATACGGTAACACAATTATTGGTGGCGCTGGCGGTGGCGGCGGTGGTGGTGGATTTGGTGAAGGTACATGTGGTCAAGATGGCAGAGATGCAACTAGTCCTACCGATGATGTTATGGAAG